AGATAAGAGACATGAATTTTGTAGTTTATTCTAAGGATGGATGTCCTTATTGCAGACAAGTTCTCAAAGTGCTAGACTTAGCACAATTCAATTATGTTGAATATAAACTTAATACACATTTTGATAAGAGAGGTTTTTATGAAGAATTTGGAAAAGGTTCATCTTTTCCTCAAGTTGTTTTAGATGGAGAAAAATTAGGTGGTTGTACACAAACGATCAAATACCTCAAGGAGAATCAGCTCCTTGGCAGCAGATGATATCTATGACCTTGTAGAGAGGGCAATGGAGTATGCTTTTGAAGGAAAGTATCTCTTGAACTTTTATGCTCTCCTACAGGGCAAGAAAGCATTGAAGAGAGAGGCTGATGAATTCTTAAACAGTTCAACTGCAGAGGAACTTCATCAATCAATAGAAGAGTTGAGTGGGTATATTAGAGGTGGAGATCTAACTTTAAAAGAAGCTTATGGACACATTCCTAAACCACAAGCAAGAAAGATTAGAACTTATTTAACTAAAATTTTAGATGATGCATTAAGGTATAGTTATGACAAAAGACCAGGAAGAAAAAGAAAGTCCTCTAAATAAAAACACAAGTGATGAAACTCCTAAAATGAATAGAGGAGTTGAGTTATTGCTTAGAAATAAGAGGAGGAAACTACCAGAACCCAAAACCTTTCAAGTGAAATGGGGAAACATGATAGCTTTCTTTAATAGGGAGATTCATTTTTACTTTGAGTTTCATTTGGATTTTAAAAAAAATAAATCTACCTAAAGGAGAAAATTAATGGAGACACTGATAGTAACCCTAACCATTACAACTGTAATGTCATTTTTATCCCTATTGGTGGGTGGAACTATTGGGTGGATGGCAAGACAACATTCTTATGAAAAGACACTTTCTTCATATCCTTCTCATCCAGAAATGTATGATGAGCATGGTAATCTCATAGCAGATGAGATAGTTGCTTTTAGATTTGAAAATAATCCTGAGGATAATGTCAATGAGGACAGTTGACTTTTACCTCTAAATAAACTAAACTGAATATAACATTAGTATTAATATGGCTACAACTACAACTGCTCTGGAGGGTACACCAGAAATAAAGGTAACTCCAAAAGTTACAAAGAAGAAGACAACTATTACAGCAAGCACTAAATTACCTCCTAATCCTTTTATATTTGAGGTACTTGAACTAGCTAACAAGCAGAAAACAGTTGCTAAGAGAGTTGAAGTATTACAAGAGTATAGATATGATGCATTAGTATCTGTATTGATTTGGAATTTTGATGATGCTGCAATATCATTACTTCCAGAGGGAGTTGTTCCTTATGAAAGAAATGAAGTTCCTGTAGGAACAGATCATACATCACTTAGAAAAGAATATAAGAATCTATATCATTTTGTGAAAGGTGGTAATGATAGTTTATCTGCAATTCGTAGAGAGACTATGTTTATTCAAATGCTAGAGGGATTACATCCACAAGAAGCAGACATATTAACTTTAGTTAAAGATGGTGGATTAGAGAGACAGTATCCTAAAATTACAAAGGGTGTTATAGACACAGCATATCCTGATATTGTGTGGGGTAGTAGATAATGAAGGATGATATCAAAAAACAAATAAATGATATCATTGAGGGTGAAATCCAAAATGGGATAAATGATTATATTGAACAAGAAGGACGTGGATTTGATGGTCAACTAACTGCTGATGTAGATCAAGATGAAGTAAATAAGTTAATTAAACAGTATAAAAAGATTAAAAAGGCATCTAAATCTAATCTAGGTCAAGTAAGAAAACTTGGATTACTTGATAAGTATGGTAAACCCTTAAAATAATATAAAACTGTATCACAAGTTACAAAAGAACTTGACTAAATAGTTGAAATGTGTTAGTATAAACACATCGTTCATCCAATGCAAGGTTTAGTATTACTGGCACTACTCCTTACTGAACATCATCCTTCCCATTGGGAAATGTCATGTCCAGAATGGAATAAAAACAGAATAGAGATACTCAGTGATGAGAATCTTAACTCTGATGCAAAGGAGTATCTTATAGACTACTTCAGAGCAAAAGTACCAGATGAACAATGTGAAACCTTTATTATTGGACGCAAGTAAGCCGACTAGGAACGGGTTCGTTCATCCTCATGTATCACATACTACTCAGTTTAATAGCAATAGGAGCACCACTTGATTGTGAGACTTCTGCTGAACTATTAGATTCTGCAAGTAAAAACCCTGATAAATCTGAGAAATTAGAAATAACAAAGGTTGTGATTGCACACACTGATCCAGTATGTTTTGGGGACGCACAAGTTGACTGAAGGAACGGTCTAATCAACCTACTACTTTGGAGAAACCAAATGGCACAAGTCACTTATAGAGGTGTTAAGTATGACACCAACAACAAAAAAGCTCAGCAAGCAAAAGAGGTCGAACTCACATATCGTGGTATCGCTCACACAGCTAAGTAATGTTAGTCACAACAGAAATAATAGCAGCATCTGCTATTTTTCTCACTATCATATACGCTGAAGCTAGGTTCTTGTATGGATACAAGTTCTAAATTTTAAGGAGGGGTTGAAACCCTCCTTTTTTTATGCTATACTAAATCTAAATAAAAATAAAGCCATGGACAAGGGAAAGCTAAAGGTTTTATTGTTTGACCTAAAAAACATAATCTCTGAACTTGAGTCTGAGGTTTATTCAGATGCAAAATCTTATGTAACTTCACCACCTCTAACAGATTATGAGGAGATATTTGAAGATGATGATGATGGTTATGCAGACTGAAAAAGAATATTCTGATCACAAATTAAAATTGAGGCAACAGTGTCTTGCAATTTTATTAAAGAAGTATGAAGTTACCACTGAGTCTAAATACTCACTCAGGGACATCTATGAGTGTGCAGAGGAATGGACACTTAAATTCAATGTGTCCAATGGCATAGTAGATTATTTTAAAACATACTTTTTAAATGGAAACCAGAAAAACAGCAAAGAGATTAATCAAGTTAGCAAAGAAGAATCCTAAATTATATTCTAAGGAAGATGTTCTTTATGCTAAATTAATTAAAAAACAAGATGAAAGCAAAGCACTTGAAGTTAATATCAGTAACACCTGATGCTGAAAAGACAATGGCACACATTGCCAGAGTCTCTAATCCTAACAATCAGGATAACCCAAACTATGCAGGATTATTAAAATACTGTATCAAGCATAATCATTGGTCTGTCTTTGAGCAGTCATCAATGACACTTGAGATTGAAACAACACGTGCAATTGCAGCACAGATATTAAGACATAGATCATTTACATTCCAAGAGTTCTCTCAAAGATATGCAGAGAGTCATGAACTTGGAAATATAGAATTACCAGATTTAAGAAGGCAAGATAAAAAGAATCGTCAGAATAGTATAGATGATTTAGATCCTTTTGTTCAGCAAAAGTTAGAAGCACAAATGATAACCCTTTTCAGTTCTGCACAATCATTGTATAATCAAATGATTGAAGAAGGAGTTGCAAAAGAATGTGCTAGAATGGTATTGCCATTATGCACACCAACTAGAATCTATATGACAGGTTCTGTTCGTTCTTGGATTCATTACATTGAACTTAGATCAGCAAATGGAACTCAAAAAGAGCATATGGATATTGCTAATGAATGCAAATCTCTCTTTATAGAAACCTTTCCTACCATTGCAGAAGCTTTGGAATGGTCATAAATACTAACATTGTTGAACAATTATGCCTACATACCCTTTGAAAAATTTGAAAACAGGTGAAACAAAAACACTTAGCATGACCATGCAAAAGTATGACCAGTGGAAAAAAGATAATCCTGACTGGGATAGAGATTGGTCTCAAGGTTGTGCTGGTGTTGGAGAAGTTGGTGAGTGGACTGAAAAATTAAAACATAAGTATCCAGGTTGGAATGATGTTTTAAGGAAAGCACAAAAAGCACCAGGTTCACGAATAAAAACTATTTAATATGGCAAGAAAAAAACCTTCTGCAGGTATTGGCACAAATCCCGTTCCTTTTGGAATGAGTCTCAAGCAAATGAAAAGGAAAAAACCAATCAATCTTGATTTAATCAAGAAGATTGAACCTCTCACAGATAACCAACAATTATTCTTTAATTCTTACAAAGAGAATAAGAACTTGATTGCTTACGGTTGTGCAGGTACAGGTAAAACTTTTATAACTTTGTATAATGCACTGATGGATGTTCTTGATCCTAAGAGTCCATATGAAAAGATTTACATTGTTAGATCATTAGTTGCTACTCGTGAGATAGGGTTTTTGCCTGGTGATCATGATGACAAATCTTATCTCTATCAGATACCATATAAGCATATGGTTAAGTACATGTTTCAAATGCCAGATGATGCATCATTTGATATGTTATATGGAAACTTAAAGGCACAAAATACTATTGATTTTTGGAGCACATCATTTATCAGAGGAACTACTTTTGATAGAGCAATTATTATTGTTGATGAATTTCAGAATCTAAACTTCCATGAATTAGATTCTATGATTACAAGAATAGGACAAGATTCTAAAATTATGTTCTGTGGAGATGCAACTCAAACAGATTTGGTAAAACAAAATGAGAGGAATGGTATTGTAGACTTCATACGCATCTTGCGTAATATGCCATCTTTTGATATAATAGAGTTTGGTGCAGATGACATCTGCAGAAGTGGTCTAGTCAAAGAGTATATCATTTCTAAACTTGAACTTGGAATAGAACTTTAATGTTTAAACATATTAATATAGATCTCCCTTCTTTAGATAAAGAAACTATTGATGGTGTCAGATACTATGATGTTCCTGGCAATTCAAAATTAGTATCTATCACATCTATCACTAGTTGGATTAATAGAGAAATCTTTCGTTCATGGAGAGCAAGAGTAGGTAATGAGCAAGCAGATAAAGTAACCAAGGCTGCTACAAGTCGTGGTACTGATATGCATACTCTTACTGAATATTATCTTAAGAATGAAGAATTGCCAGAGGTACAACCTCTATCAGAATATCTTTTTAAGCAATCAAAACCACAATTAAATTTGATTGATAATATTCATGCTATAGAGAAATCAATGTACAGTTTGCAGTTAGGTATTGCAGGAACTGTTGATTGTATTGCTGAGTACAATGGTGAACTGGCTATCATTGACTTTAAATCCTCTAAGAAACCTAAACCACGTAAGTGGATAGATCATTACTTTGTTCAGTGTGCTGCATATGCTTGTATGTTGTATGAACTAACAAACATACCAGTGAAAAAATTTGTAATTTTAATGTCTTGTGAAAATGGAGAATGTGTAGTTTATGAAGAGTACAATAAAAAGAAATATATCAAATTGCTCTCTGAATACATTAGAGAGTTTGTTACTTTCAAATTACAGGAATATGGCAAAAGCTGAAGGAAAAAATTTAGAAAAGTTAATAGAAAATAAATTCTATTGCGCTAAAAAATTTACTGAAGCAATTGAAACTCTTGCTCATGAAAAAGAGGGTATGAGTTATGTGGATGCCATTGTACATTTCTGTGAACAAAATAATATAGATGTAGAATCTGTTCCTAAATTAATTACTAAACCTTTGAAGGAAAAATTGAAAGGTGAAGCAATGGAATTGAATTTGCTTAAGAGAACATCACGTGCTAAACTTCCTTTATAATGCCAACTAGAGCAGAATTAATGCACCACAGACTTCAAGCATGGTTGCGTGAAAACAAGTGCGAAGAGTTTGAATATCTTGGTGAAAGACCTGATATTTTGGGTGTTAACAAACACTGGTATAGTATTGCAGGTACAGAAGTAACTGCAGATCAAATTGAAGAACTTGA